TTTCTTCAGCCATCTCCATTGTGATGTAGAGAACATTACGACCTTGAGACATAGCACCAGCGGCAACGTGACACATAAAAAGAGACTTACCGACACCAGTACCAGCCAGAGCGATATTGAGAGTTTTACCAGGTAATCCACCTTTTGTAATCTTGTTAAAGTAATCCAAGTCGAACGGGATTCGTTCTTCGTGTCTGTGGTAGAATTCATATCGTTCATCACTGTTCTCCAAATAATCGTGGCCAACTGAAGTATCAAAAGTTACGGCTAAAGCGTCTGATAGTATTTTGGGAATCTGACCTTTGTCGTGCGTTTTGTCTTTTCCTTCAAGAATAGAAATGCTCCCCAATACTGCTTGGTAGATGGCCTTTTCTTGACAGAATTGTTCGGTTTTGTCAGTAAGCCATTGAATTTGGGATTTCTCTCCTTTAGTTTTCTCAATTTCTTGGATAGTAGTTTGACACTTTTCCAGTTCTGCATCTGTGAGATTTCGCCTTTCTTGGATGGCCAATACAAGCGCTTCAGACGTTGGTGCATTATTGTAAGTTTCTGTGAATGATTTAATCTCATCATAAATTAGTCTTTCTGCTCGGTCGGTGAAGTATTCACTCTTTAAGAAAGGAAGAACTTTTCTCAGGTATTCATCTGAGTAAATCAGGTTCTTCAGTATCGTTTGTTCTAGTTTCATCTATAATATCCCCATCAACATTGTCACTCATCAATTCAACCAACATATCACCAAGATAAGTTTTGAATTTGGCATCAACCATAAGTTTTTTAGGCTTCACGATTGGTGATTCTAACACATCAAAAGCGAAATGTAAATGGGGCCCATCAACTTCTTCCGTTATTTTAACTTTACCATATTTGAACACCACATCTTTGTAACTACCGTTAAGTAGTTTGATGTGGGTTATAGTCTCATCACCTTTAGGGTAAATGAAACAGTAATCCACACCTTCTATCATTCTTCTTCCTGCATGATGCTACCAGTAGCAACACCATATTTGTTTGACACATATTCTTGGAATGTTTGGTCTGCCAAGATTGAAGTCCAGAACTCCGATGTATTCGTATCTTTCTCACGGTATTTCTTTTCTTCAACTTCACCAGTTTCAGAATTTACTTTACTGTACCAACCATTACTTGGTTTTACCACATGTTTGGATTCAAGAGCGATATCCAATAGGCCGCTCCACTTGCTAATGCCACCGTCAAAAGATACTGAAACAGGGATTTTAGATTTTTCTTTGACATAACGGGACTTTTCTACATTGATAATAAAGTTATAACCAGTTATTTCTGTACCTTCTTTTTCTTGCTGGCGACCAAGAATAAAGATGTTATCGGCAGAGTAATATGAACCTGTGCCACCACCAACGATTGCTTTAGGGAACATACCAATTTCCATGTAAGTGTGATTCACTACAATCATTGGAATATCTTTCAAAGACAAGTGTGGTGTCACCATACGGAACAAACTCTTGACTTGTTTTGCTCTTGACATATCTGCCACAGACTTTTCAGATAATGCATCTTCAACTTCTTTCTTGGATGCCAAGTTACCGATAGAATCAATAACAATGATGAGGTGTTCACCACGTTCCAATTCAGTCAATTGCTTCATTACGTCAAACTTCAACTGTTCTATATCAGTAAGTGGAGTATGAAGCACCCTATCAGTGTCAATACCAAAAGAATCGAAATAGGATTGAGGAGTACCAAACTCAGAATCATAGAAAAGCAGTGCAGCATCTTCGTATTTGTCCATGTAAGATTTGGCCATCAAAAGTGAAAAAGCAGTCTTAAAGTGTTTTGATGGACCTGCCCACATTGTAAGACCTGGTGTTAAACCACCATCCAACTTTCCAGATAAAGCAATGTTGATTGCCGGTACTGCGGTTGGAATCATGTCCTTCTGTGTGAAGAACTTTGATTTGGATAGAATAGCAGAATCTTTAATGCTACTATTCTTCTTGATTTTGTCTAATATACTCATAGTGTTCCTTAACTAAAAAAATCATCAAGTGTGCTTTGCTTTTCGGTGGACCAACCAATGCAATCTAAAATCACTTTAATTGGTTCAATAAAAGTCTTGTCGAATTGTGTATCATAATCAATAAATTTGGAAATGTCAAATTCTTTTGGCAATCGTGATGGGTAAGAGATAACGGTATCTTTGAAAGGATTAGGTTTCTTCAGATAGGAAAACTTAATCTTCTCACCCTCTTGAATCTTGGGATACTTCTTTGTCAGACCCATCTTTTCCAAATTGTGATTATAAATGATTGCACCTTTCACATGGATTGGTGTACCCATTTTATATAGTGTTACTGCATCGGCGTATTTTGAAAGACCATTGATGCCACGAGGGAAAGATACTTCTTCAACAGGTAGATTCTTGAATTCTTCACGGAACTCTTGAATGAACTTGTGCATATCATTTTCGGATCCGGCAATCATGATGTTGATAGATTCTTTCATCTTTGTACGAACTGCCGCAGGTGTAGAAGACTTAATCATTTCAAGACCCATGACTTTCAGGTCAGGTTCATTATAACGAACACCTTCATTATCATAGACGTTCATGATGTATCGTTTCTTGGCAGTCCAGATACCTTTGTCAGCCAAACACTCACGTTTCATTTGCATCTTTTGTGCATATGCATTTACATAAGTGGCCAATTCTTGATACGACTTGTCAATAAACGGTTGAATCTTCTGTTCGCAAACACGGTCCATGAAATCAATCACTTTTGATTTTGGTAGACCAATATTACCATCCACACCATAAACACTATTCACCAGAGGACCAAGTTTCATATAGATTGAATCTGTGTCGGACGCAATCACATAATCCACATCAGAAGTCTTTAGAATCTTGTTCATGTACTCATTTAGTTTGTTTTCAATCCAACGAATACTCAATTTCCCAGCAGAAGTAACCCCAAGCGCCATACGCAAATCATAAAAACGGAAGTACTGACTGCCCAAAGCACCATAAGCACTGTTAAGGGACACTTTTTTAGCCAGTTGCAGATTATTAAATCTAGCGATTCGCTTTTCAATATCATACTTCTTAGTAACGTCTTTTTCATTCTCATACTCCTGCTTTGCGGCCAACATCATCTTCTTGAACTTCTTACGGTCTTCATACATTTCTGCCATCATCTTAGGTAAGAAACCTTGGAAGTCTGTACGGAAGAATTGTCCGTTAGGTGTCATGGTAACTTTATCACCAATATTTGATAGATTAACTGTCTTAACAAGTAATTTATCAACGGTTACACCTTGTGATAGAATCTCACGCATTTCATCCGTGTAGTCTTCTGGTTCAATCAATGTTTCAGGACTGATATTGTATTGCATCATCAAGTGAGGATACAAACTGTTCAAGTCAAACGATGCAACCCATTCATGTAGACCAACTTGAGGGTCTTTAACATATGCACCTTCAAATGCAGAATCTTTGTCTTGAACTTCTCGTGGAGGAACAACAATGTTATCTTGCATCAGACGGTTATATGTCAATGCATCCCACATACGAGTTTGTGCAAACACATCTTCATAGTTGCATTTGGTATCATATGCAAGAGTCAAAGCCAACTCAATCAACTTCAACTTGTCTTCCAGTTTGATAATCAACTCAACGTCTTTGATGTTATATTCAATAAACTTTTGAAAGTTCAAACGATACAAAGCATGTAGGTTGTCAAATTCTTCATATGACAGTTTACTTTCACCGATTTCAGCATTTGCAATAGCATCCAAACGATAAGACTCCTGAGATTTACCGTCAGGAGCATACCATTTGTATAGTTCAATGTAATCAAGTGATGCAACACCCATGATATCGTATGCAATCATGGAACGACCATTGATAATTGTGTTTCGTTCACCGATGTATTTCCATGGAGACAATAACTTGGCTTCATCAACACCAAGAATCTTACGAAAACGATTAATCAGATACGGAATATCAAAGAACTTGGTGTTCCAGCCAGTCAGAACATCTGGTGTATCATTGACCCAATGTTGAATGAATTTCTTGCAAAGAGTCCATTCATCTTTACATTTGATATAGATTTCTTCACCTTGAACTTGGTAATCACCACATCCAAAGACGAGTGTCATACCATTTAAATATTTCAAACAGATTGCAGTGATTGGTTCGTTTGCAAGGTAAGGATCAGGGAAACCATTTTCTGAACCAACCTCAATATCAATTACACCGATGCGAATGTGGTCTTGGTCCCACTCGACCATACCAGAATGTTGTTCACCAATGAATGCATATTCATATCTGGTGTTACCATAGACTTTAGGACCACCAGATACACCATCAAAACGCTTGATGTATTCTCTTGCTTCTTTGATGTCATCAAACTTCTTTTGCAGAAGCGGAGTACCATCTAGAGATTTAAGTTTACCGTTTTTGTGTTGGATGTAGAGAGATGGCTGGTAATCAATGCGTTGTTTCACACGTTTACCATCCATAACGCCTCGGTAAAGGATTGCATTACCGAAGCATTGTACATTAGTATAAAAATTCATTAGACAATCAATTGTTTGTTAGGAAGAACGATGCCGACACCGAAAACTTGCTTGTAGTTTTCAATAAAGTCTTCAGCAGGTACATAATGATATACCACGTTCTTTTTGGCAAGTGTAATTGTGGCACCTTTAGTTTGTGGTGCATGGATTGGAAACGGAGCAAATCCAACGTTTGGTTGTCCGTTTTGACCACGAACTACGGCGATACCTACGGGATTTTCAATCACATACTCGGTTTCAGACTCAGTTTGGATTTCTCCAAGAACATCTTCGCCAGTGATAAGTTTCAAAACAATAATTTCCATGACAAACCTTTTCGTTATAAATAATAGGATATGCGATTATATATGAATTCAGTTGAGTAGGCAACTACTTGTGTCATTTTTGCCATTATTCTATAAAAATAACGAAAGAAATGAAATGAATTTTAGAAAACTCCTTGCGGCCGGCATACTATCATCACTAAGTATTGTCTCTATCGCCCAATCCAACCCAACACTAATCAACCAATCTTCTAGTTTAACTGGCGGTGCATACAGTTCTAGTTCTCTGGTTGACACAAATAGTACATCAAACAGTCTCAGCACTGTCAATAGTAACAACAACAATGTTAGTACCAGTACCGCCACTAGCACTAGCACAGTAAACAGTACCAGTACAAATAACAATAACAGCGTTTCAACATCTACCGCAACCGCTGTGAACACTAACAATAACATTCAAAGTGGTACTGTAACAAATAACAACAACAATGTCAATACCGGCACAATGACTTATAACAATAATAACGTCAACTCCGGTACAATGACATACAATAACAACAATGTTAATACGTCAAGTTCAACAAGTTCCGCAACAAACGTTAATACAAACAATAACGTTAATACCGGTACAATGACTTATAACAATAACAATGCTAGTACCAGCAGTTCAACCAATAGTAACACTAACGTTAATACAAATAACAATATCAATAGTGGTACTATGACATACAACAACAATAATGCTACCACAAGTAGTTCAAGTAACACCAATGTTAACACAAACAACAACGTTAACACTGGTACCATGACCTACAATAACAATAACGTTAATGCATCAACAAGTTCTGCAACCAATGTCAACACAAATAACAATGTGAACAGTGGTACAATGAACTACAACAATAACAACGTTAATGCTTCAACAAGTTCTAGCACAAATGTCAATACCAACAATAACGTAAACTCTGGTACAATGACATACAATAATAACAATGCTAGTACAAGTACCGCTACAAATACAAACGTTAATACTAACAATAACGTCAATTCTGGCACCATGAATTATAACAATAACAATGTTAATTCATCTACCAGCACTGCTACAAACACTAATGTTAACACCAATAATAATGTGAATAGTGGCACTATGACATACAATAACAATAATGTCAATGCTAGTACTGTTAACAGCACAAATACTAACAATAGTGTTAGCACCAACACCAATGCTAATACCAATGTTAATACTAATACAAGCACCAGTAACAATGTTAACCAAAACATTCAAAGTGGTAGCATGACTAACAATAACAATAATGTTTCAACTTCTACTGCCACAAATAACAATAACAACGTTAACCAAAGCACAAGTTCAAACAATAACGTCAATCAAAACATCCAAAGTGGTACATTGACTAACAACAATAACAACAATAGCAATATTACACAGAAAGTTATTCAACCTCCACCAACAGCAGCAAGTCCTGCTATGATGAGTGGTGGTAATGCTGACCTATGTACAACAGGTACTTCTAGTGCAGTTCAAACACAAATCTTTGGTGTAAGTAATGGTGGTACAAACCGTGACTTAAATTGCGAACGTTTGAAATTATCCAAAACACTTTATGATATGGGTATGAAAGTTGCTGCTGTTGCTACAATGTGTCAAGACCGCCGTGTATTTGACGCTATGATGGCAGCAGGTACGCCTTGCCCCTATGAAGGTAAAATCGGTGAAGCCGCTAAACAAGCATGGGAAGAAAACGAAGATAAATTACCTAAAATGGAAGAAGTGGTAAAAGACAATGACTATTACAAAAATATTGGCATCGGTAGTTTGCTGGGTTTTATTACTTACCGCATCTTTAGCCACTAATGCACAGAATGTTAATGTAACTTCCGGTGAACCATTAAACAGTACAGGGAACATTCTCAACTTAGGTGGAGGACTTCCCTGGAACAATACTGTTACAGGTTCAGCAGGTGGTTATAGTGGTGGTTGGACTCCTGCTTATAATCCAAGTACCGGTAACATCATATTTGGTTATACACCACAAACAGTGAGCCAAACTGTTGCAATTTCACATGCATTAGCAAATGCAGGTTCTGGTGTTCAGTTAGAAGGTTATAACTACTCTTGGGGAATCAACAATGAGTTGAGTAATGGTGGTGGAAATAGAGGTACGATAACAGGTAATGTTAGTCTAAAGGGCACCAATGGTCAAACATTGGAAAGTTTTAATTACAACTACAATGGAATAGACACTGGTGCCGGTAATTTCCAACAATACAACGGAACTCAATTATTCAACAATAAGTATGATGTTAGTGAAGCCGGTTCTGTGACCGTTAGTTTTACTGGTAAAGACCAAAACTATTGGGCAGGTTATTATGGTCCAAGAGTTCATGTGAATAGTTTCTCACTATTGTATGGTGTAAATCCTTGTGCGGCGAATCCAGCATATTCAACAACTTGTCCTGGTTTTAGTAGTCTACTTACAAGTGCAAACTTAGTACCGAATCCAAATGCGGTTGCAACTCCTGGTAATCCAGTAGACAATTCTTTTGCTATTTCAACTGCACTATCTAACAGCGGTTCTGGTTTGTCCTTGTATGGTATTAACTATGGCTACACATATAATTTACCAACGACTGCAACATCAGGTTATGTTACTGTCGGCATAGGAAATAACATAACCGCCGGTGTTGGTGGTTTCACTCGTCAATTAAATGGTCCAACTCAAGGCGCACAGACTGCTAGTTATCAACTGTTAACACCTTCTGCAATTAACACCAATACGATGGGTACTTTTAATTTCCTTGCAGGTGTAGATGGTGCAGGAGCATCTATCTATAATATGACTGCTAGTTTGATTGTTATGCCTGATGCATGTACACTTAACCCATTGAGTAGTACATCGTGTACAGGTTATACAAAAGCATATGCTGCTCAACAAGCACAATTACAACAGCAACAACAGGCAGCGGCTCAGGCGGCCGCATTGGCTGCGGTATCTGCGGCAGTTACTGCACAAACATCAACAGTTTTGGCGGATGCAACACAAACACAACAAACAACAGACCAAACACCGGTTGCTCAAGTTGCACCACAAGCCGCAAATAATTCTCCACAACAGAGTGGAAATACTACACAACAAGCGGCAGGTCCAACAGCTGATACAAGTTCACAGCAACAACCACAACAGCAACAACAAGCCGTGGCACAAAATGGTGCACCACCTCCTGCGGCACCTGTGACAAGTGCTGCACCATCAGCAACAAATCCACAACCTAAACCAGGTGATGTTCAAGTTGCAGGTTCTACAAAACCACCTGGACCAAGTGAAAGTAAAAGTAGTGGACCTTCAGCATTGGCTATGAGTGTTGTGTCAAAAGAACAAGCCAAAGTAGCAGCCACAACGGCAGCAGTAGTTGCACAAGCAAATGATGCCGCAGCAAGTGCAACTTCACAAGCATTAACAACAGCATTGACTGTTGCTGGTTCAGCACAAGCAACAAGTATTTCTGCAAGTATGGCCACAGCAACTGCAACATCCAGTTCAAGTAAAACTACAACAACCAGTCAATCAACAACAAGTGTGGTTACTCTACAAGGTAATGCTCAAACCAGTGTAGTTTCTGTTAACAATCAACGTTCAATGGAAAATTCTGTTGCAACAACTACCGCAACCAATAATACACAAACTGCCAGTTCATTGCCACCAGTTAGAAATACAACTTCGACAAGTGCACAAACAACCATGACGTTTGCACAACAAAACGAATCACAGAATTTACCTACACCAAATAAACAACAGGAAGTTTTGCAAGTAAACATGCAACAAATGCAAGTATCAAGTTTGCCTCCAGTTGCACCAAAACAACAGGAATTTGTGCAAGCGAATACACAACAGTTACAGACCACAAGTTTGCCACCAGTTGCACCAAAACAACAAGATTTTACACCAGTTGTAGTGCAACAGGTTATGGTTGCAACTACCGTAGAACCACCTAAACAAGTGCAAACAACATTTGAGCAAACTCAAGTTGCCATGGTTAATACTGTTCAACAACAATCTTATCAACCCATACAGAATGAAGTTGTTGTATCACAATATGTTCCACCACCACAACCAGTAAACACTCAATCAAGTTCTTTTGTTGATTACTCCATTACTGTGCAAACAAACTTAGACAGTTTGAAGAAAACTCACATTGTTGCTTTAACAGAAGTTGAAGTACCTAAAGTTGAAACTATGAAAGTCGGTACTAGAAGTATATTAAGTGACTACATGAATGCTCAAGCGTTTTTGGCATTACAAGGTGCAGAACAAACACAAGACGGCATGATTAAACGCAATGTTCAACCAAATGAAGTTGCTAATGGTGTTGATATTGCTAGTATTGCCACACAGCCAAAAGGTTATGATGCTTATACAAAAGTTACTTTGGTGGATGCAAAATTCTATGAATCAAAAGAAGTTTATAAAAACCAAGAGGTTGTTGATAATCGCCGTGCATTGAGAGGTCTTGGTAGTGACGCAAAATGGCAACGAATGGTTGATGAACAATACAAACTAGGAGAATAATATGGCAGAAGAAAAAGAATCAGCAAAAGGTGCGTTCATAGAGAAACTATTGTTTGCTCTATTACCACTATTGATTGGTAGTACAGGTTACTTAATTAGTTCATTAGGTAATCTAGAACATGATGTAACTATTCTTAATCAAAAGGTTAGTCTAGTTGTCACAACGGACAACAAGCAAGCACCCAACACCAGTAGCGAACTTGCCCGTGAAAAACTACGCCAAGATATGGAAAAAGAGATTCAAGAAAACCGTAATTACATTATGGAAAATCGCCGTGAGATTGCCATCATTGAAGAACGATTAAAACACTTACCAGGAGTAAAATAATGACCGAAGAAATCAAAAATGTCAATGCAAAAATTGATGAGGCAGAAGCCGCTATCAAAAAGTATGCAAGTAAAGACACCGTTATCAGTATCGGTGGTTATGAATTCACACCAGCAAAATTGATGGTTGCATTCACACTTGCATCTTCATTGTTAGGCGGTCTATATGGATGCTTTGAAGTTTATAAAGACTACCAAAGCATGAAGAAAAAGATTGCTGATTATTCTGCACCAGATTTATCTGGTTTTGACAAGCGTCTAGCGGTGATTGAAGAAACCATTGGAAAAACCAATGACTATACCCGTGATATTAAAAATGACTTGAAAGGTGATATTCGTAGAACTGAAACAGTTACAGAACAAGTTGAACGCTATGTTAAGGATGCAAACCGCCAATCTGATAGCGAAATGCGTGATATGCGTAAGGGTGTCCGTGAAGACCTAGATAAAGAACGTGCGGAACTTCAAGCAATGCGCCAAGAAAATGCTCAAATGCGTAAAGAAATTGAACGTGAATTGGTTGTTTTGAAGAAAGAAGTTGACGCTAAAATTCAAAAGGCCGTGGATAATCCATTAGCAAATAAATGATAAAAAGATTTTTGTTATGTTTATTATTGATTGGTTCTGCTCATGCGGAACCTTTTGAAGGTTGGACAGACGAGGAGAAAACCTGGTTTGCTGCTAGTGAAATTACACAAGTGATTGACTATCAGACAACCAGGAATATGTTATATCAACAATCACGTAAAGGTTTCTATGAAACCAATCCTTTATTGGGTCACCACCCCAGTAAAAGTAAAATGAATTTATCTGAAGTGGCAACCTTGGTTGGCAATTATTATCTTTCGGATTATCTTGGTCATGATAATCGATTACTTTGGTTAAAAGTGCACACAAGCCTAGAACTTTTAGTAATAGGCCACAATCTTTCTATTGGTGCAGAATTAAAATTTTAATTTACAGATACGGACAAACTGGCAGGAACATCAATAGAAACAGTTCCTAGTGGGTGACGTTCGTGTTTGTGTTCACCATTCTCATCAAAGATTCTGCAATGTGCATCTGGATGTTTCTCAATAAATGCAATTGCTTCTTCCAATGTTTCAATGAAGTGATTTTTTGTTTCTAAAAAACCATTCAAGAATCTTTGAACTTTTACCATGTGTGCCATATACTGTCCTTTTTAACTTGGAGCGGGATAGCGGAATCGAACCGCTGACTAAAACTTGGAAGGATCTCGTTTTACCATTAAACTAATCCCGCTTATAAATTGGTTGCGAGACCAGGAATCGAACCTGGACCTAGAGCGTATGAGACTCTTGAGTTACCGTTTCTCTATCTCGCTATGTATATAGGTATAATATCTGGTGCGGGAGGCGAGACTCGAACTCGCAAAACTCAGGGTTTAAGTCTGATACCTATACCAATTCGGTTACACCCGCATAATTAAGTGTATTCTTAAAATTGGTGCCTAAGGTGGGACTCGAACCCACAGAATCTTGATTTTGAATCAAGCACGTATACCAATTCCATCACTCAGGCATAATCTTGGTGGGA